TTGTCTGCTAATGATGCTTCTAGTATTCCACTAGGATGGTTGTGGGTTAATATCACAGCAGCAGCATTTAATTCAAGAGCTAGCTTTGCAACTTCTCTTGGGTATACAGCAGCAGCATTGATAGTGCCTTGAAACATTATGTTGAACTCTATTAAGTTATGTTGGTTATCTAAGAATAAGACACCAAAATTCTCACGAGTACAAGATGCTAATTGTAATTGACAATACTGTCGGGTTATGTCTGAGCTAGTAGCTGTTAAAGTACTAACTAGGAGCTTACCCTCAAGTATACGTATTGCTTTATTGATTGCTCTAGATTCTTTATCTGATAGCATAGGTTTCTCCTAAGTTAAGTTATTATACCTATATGAATGAGTTAGAATTATGAATATGACTAGTATTCAATATAGAGTCGTCCGTAGACTAACTCATTCATATAGGTATAGGTATTTATTAAGGCTATCACGTGCCTTACAACGTCAACCAAGTATTGAGCTTGATAGAATGTAGTGGTTATTTTAAGGTGTGCTCAAGTTTAGCCCAACACCAGTAGTTACTTATCACTACCAAGCCTTAGTACTAGCCTACTGAGCAACAACTTATGTTGTATTAACTCAGACGTACCCGTCAATGGGAACACTTACTAGCTCACTACAGCTTTCGCCTTATCTTCCCTAACTCTTTGAGTCAGACTGATGTAGTTTATTGTACGCTCCCTAGGGAGAATCCGTTTAAATCTTTTGAACTTAGTTGTTAATTCTAACTAGCATCTTACCTTTGAACTCGTCCATACGGTAAGGTATCTTGTTAGAGGCTAAGAAGTGCAAGTAAGCCCGTTTATCAGCAAGTGACCAATCAGTAGTATCCCAAGATGCTGCTTGAGTCGTTCTACCATTCTACCAATACTCACATATGTTGCAATAACGGTCGTTCCAAGCAGTACCCAAGGTAGTATTACAGCAAGGGCATACGTGTTCTGTTTCTCTATTTAAGTTCATTATCTGAATCTCCTTGCTTTAGTCAATCCAACTAACTTATCAGTATTCATAAATCTTATATGACACTTCATAGTTCTGTATAGCCTATCTAGTACAGTAGCATTATCCTCGTAAAAGATATTACTCAGTACATCATTACATAGCTTATGTGACTTGATAGGGCAGTATTTGTCTGTAAATTCACATAGTAAAGACAGGATAAGTTGTTGGTTAGTACTGCTACCAGTCATATAAAACCTACGTATATAAGACTCCAAGCGTTTGTCAGGGTTTAACGATTTACAAGCTCGTACTAATAATTGTTCATGTTTGTTCATAGGTATTCTCTATAGGTTAAATGTAAGCTCCACAGAGCCTGTGCTATGTAGGACTACCGAATGTACGTAGTAGTATGAATAAGTAGCAAGTACTGGAAATTGACCGCTACTTACTACATAGTGTTTTGCTCATTCTTAGTGTGTGACCAGTAATTGCATAATAACTAGGTTAGCTTATAGATACACACTATGTCAGAGTAGGTCTTCATTAGTACTATATATTAGGTTAGTAACAAGTATCTGTAACATCATGTCTATGTATGACTATGACACTATACCCACCTCAATAATAAAGAATGGGTCTTGCTAGGTTGGTAAGTGGACAAATTAGTAGGTGTTTATGTCACATAACTACTTATGTACGGGTAACAGTTGCTAAGTATTACCTGATTATGGCTTGGTAGCTTGCCGACCTATGCACGACCTTCTACCTTACCAAGACCTATCTTGACTTGTTAGACCTCCGTATACCAATAAGTAACTATCATCCCACACCAACTACCCATATTCACGGGATACTTACCTAGTTACTGCCCATATTGTCCTAGGACTGCCCAGACTCTACGTGGTCTATAGCCTAACAGTGCTAGCAAGTGCGACCTATTGCCTAACAATGTCAGACCTATTCTTTATAGTATCCCCACATTGTTATAACAGCACTAGACCTAGCTACTCTACCTAGAGAGTATACATTAATAGGATTTAACAAGCTGTTGCTCATACCCTACCTAGAGAGTATTCATTTAAAGTCTACTATGCAAGTCAGTCAGTCAAGACTACTCTACCTAGATAGAATTCATTAAACCTTCTCTTGACCTTTCTTGTCACAAGGGAGGAACGACCGCTATGTTTTAAACCTATTATAAATCTTTCTATCTATCTATCCAACCTACTAGCCTATCAGTAGGGAATTCTCCGCAGCCGCTACAGACTCGTGGTAACTAATGGTTTGCTAAGGAATAACTAGATAACCTCTACGTGAGGCTACCTAGCTTGTACTACTTACTAACTACTTAGCGAAGTAGAAAGCACCGTCTTTCTTACCAAGAGTATCAATCATCTCTGATAAGTACTTACCTTCAAACTTAGGCATACGTCTACGGTTAGTAGTTGCTCTGAATTGATTCTGGTTCATAACCTTATGACCATCATCATTAGTCATCTTGTTAGCTGCATCAAAGTACATACCCAAGATGTCCAAGCCCATTGGGAAGTCATTGCTACGAGTGTTCTCACCCATACCAAACAACACTTGGTAAGACCAGATAACAGCTTGCTCTAACAAGTGCATCTCTGTAACATTAACTCTGAAACAGTCATGTACTGAGATGATGTGCTTAGCACCAAGTCTATGTAACTTAGCAACAATTAGTCTAGCCATCAATGCATCAGTAGCTTGTATCATGTTAACGAAACCAGTACGTGCAAAGTCCTCAGTGTTAGTAGCTTGAGTCTTCAACTGGAAGTTCATGAACTTGTAGCTACCTACTTCGATATCATACAATGGTGTGTCATAACTCATTACTTCATTCAAGGCATTAACCTTAACTTTGTAATTCATCTCAACACGGAATCCATCAGGCATGCAATGTAATACACGACCTGTCAAGTGTGAACCGTAGTCTTTGATAGCTTTACGTACCATAGACATCTTGCCACCGAATGACTTAGATATAGCAGCATGGAAGCCTTTAGCCATTGCCTCACTAACTGAGAACTCAGGCTTATCAGAAGCTTTATCCTGTAACACCAACTTCATAGCATCTACTGAGTTAGTCTTGAAAGCTTGCTCTAGCATCTCACCTTTGTAAGTATTACCCATTAGTAAGCCTAGTAGCTCAAACTGTTCAGCTTTACACAAGCTAGCGATGTCTTGGAATGCAGCCCAACCTTGACCATAGAAGATACCCATGTATGACTTCTTGATACCACCACGAGATAGTTCACCAATGTCATTAGCTAGTAATGATTGACTACCTAACCAGTACGCATCCTTACCATCATCTACTGACTTGAATCCACAAGCAGCAGCTATGTCTCTATCACCTACCATTAAGGCAGCTAACTGAGGACCTGAACACTTAGCATCTAAGCCAACTGCCATCCCAATGTATGGAGTGTTGCCAGCTTGTAACTCACGCATGATACGACATGCTTTGATGAATGACCAAGGCTTCTTAACTGCTGTTATGTTACCTTCAACACAAGCAACAACAAATGCTACCTCACCCATCTCTTTTATCATCTTAGCATGTGCAGCGATTGTACCCTTGCCACCACTTACCATGTCTTCTATCTCAGCCATGATATGCTTCTTAACCATCTTCACATCATAGTCAGTAGGTACGCCAACTAAGTCCATCAATGCACGACTTCTATCACTTGATTGACCATTCGGTCCATGACAAGCTGCTTGGTACATACGACCGCGTCTATCACCTTTGAACTCTGACTTGTACGCCTTAGTACTGTCCATACGTTCACAACCAGCTATTACATAGCCTTCTGCATCTTCATGCTTACCATTGAGTTCTATCAAGGCTGCATTCACTTCACGAGCTACATTCAGGATATGGTCATCCACTGTATATTCAGTAGCTTCTAGTGCATGGATAGCCTCTCTGAATAGAGCGCTGTCTTGCTTAACATCTGAGTAGTTGAATCTACGTTCTATTGACTCAGTAGTAGGAGCATATGCCTCTTGACGTAGACTACATAGGTAGATGAAGCGTTCACCAATGGTGTCTTCCTCAGTGATGTACTTAGCCTCTAGCAGTGCACTCATTACTAGTACTGCTTGTACCTCATGGTTCATATCAAGGTCTTTCCACTTAACTGCCTTATTGTCTCTACGTATTACTGGATTGGTTCTTAGTAAGTTATCACCAAACTCTTCAATGAATTGGTCTTCATCATCCATGTAATCAATAGCTGCATCAACGAATGATGTTGCGACTTGCATACATACGATTGGTGTTAGGTTGTAATGGAACAACTCAGCTGCCATAGTTGATACTAGAGCAGATGCGTTAATGTCTTGCATGTTGATTGTGTTCATAGTTGAAGCCTCGTTAGTTGTGTTAGTAGTTGAGTTAGTTGTTGCGTTAGTCATAAGTTTATCCTTTAGTTAAGTTAGTTGTTAGATGATTGCTATTGCAAACGTTGTTACAAGTAGAGAACCATATGAAACTCCACGAATGATGTTGTTGATACTAATGTAAAACATATATGTACACCTTAGATTAAATAGAATGTAAAGAAGAACAAGAGACTCCTTTATACACCTGACTCCCTAAGCGCGGCAAGCACATCTGCCACATATATATTATTTATTATAACTATCAATCAACTACCTAGTCCGTAATCCAACAACCAACTAACTAAACTCTCCCTACTCACACACTAAATTCTAACTAGCTTCCTATATAATATTATTTAGCCAGCGTAGCTGTCACCTTTAGGTGCCATCAACTAAAGTTCTAGCTAGTATAATAATAATTACTAGGTAGTTTACTCGTTATAGTCTAGGTAGTCCGTAGTATTGCACCATATATCAGGTAATAATAAGGGTTTAAATAGCCCAAATCAGCCCATACTGAGGCTTTAAATTGAATCCCAAGCCAATATATTCCTCATAAATAGGGCTTAAAATAGGGCATTTGAGCGCCTAAATAATATTATATTGTGCTGGATAGTGGTCATTCAATCATGTAATAAGAGGCGCAAAAGCCTTAAAACGAAAGGAATTGGCTCTTTAAAGAACTTTCTCTATACAAATAAGCCAATGTACAGGAATTAGGAAAATGCTTTAAAAAGCCCACTCAAAGCCATTTCTAGCTTCAAGTGAGAATTATTATGTTACTGGTTATAAAGTGCCTTTGTACTCTTCGTGAGGTTTACCATCACTAAGTAGTTCAGCTACTCTGTCTTCATAAGTATAACTAGTTACACCGTTAGCTAATAGGAAGGTAACTAGGTAGCTAACTCCATCTTTAGTTTCTTTGAAGTCCAAGTCACAATACTTAGAGTTTAATAAACGGTCACGAATGACTAATGCTTTAGTATCTTCCCATCTAGGATAAGTACCTCTTCATCAACACTAAACCGTTTCTGCATTGAACCTACTGTAATTATTCTTACAGGAGTATCTACTTTAAATACTAACATTACTTAATCCTTACATATAGGGGTTGTCCAGAATCAGAGTTAGTCTTTGCAGTTGTAATACCAACAACCTCAAGCTTGTGAGAGATTAAGTGGAGTTCATCACTAGTTGTTATCTGCAAGACATTTCCATCACCAACAACAAAGCCAGCACCAGTTACAGGAGAGTTTGCTGTGTTGATAGCTACACCGATACGAATACCAGTTGTTTTATTGAAATCATACCAATCACCATCAGAGTTCAAGATTAATAAGACATTCGAGTCGGTGTAGTCTGTTCCCATAGCAAATGGATTTGCAACACTTGTTGTGGCGAAAGAGAAACCTGTGTAAACGTAACTTGCATTGAACTGGTAAACAGTATCGTTAACAAATTCACTAACCCACCAGAATGTACCATCCCAATGTGCGCCACCTACATTGTTTGGAGTATAGCCAGTGCTGATACTATCTCCTTGAACTTGTGAGCCTGTAGTATCAAAGATGTGATACTTACCACCAAAGTTACCCCAGACAACAATGTCTCCATTGGTATCTATATCCATACCTGCCCAACCACCAGCAGACAAGGAATAAGTAAGCCCTGTTAAGGTATAGTTAGTTGTTTCATATTGATGTACTATGTTAGCAGCACCCTCAAGTACCCAAATAAAACCACCTATCTGAACCATATCGTGAGTGTCACCAGCAAAGTCTCCTGTCCAATCTGCAAGTATACCCATAAGTACACCAGAGGATAAAGCTGAACCAGCATCAGGGTATTCACTAGCAAGAGCTAAATTACCTGTCTTTAACCAAGTAGTCGCGCCCACCTCATATAAGATAGGAACTTGGTAGAAATCTTGTATGGAACCAATAAGGAAACCACCACCACCTTTAAAGAAGTCACTTGACTTACTCATTATACATCTCCTTCAACATCAATCTTTCTAATCTTCCAAAGCGAATTAGCTAAATCCCACCAGAATCTATACCCAGTTTTATCTTCATCTAATTCACAGTTCTTGTCAGCCACTACCATTATGTCTCTAGCTGTACCTTCAACATAAACAGGGAATAAGGAATACAAGCCAGCACCACTAACATCTACCCATTGACCATCGAGTGGTGCTAAGGGTAGTATTAATGTTGCAGCAGCAGCAGTATTGTCCATGACAACTCTATCACCTGCTAGGGCTACGTAGCCATCACTCCGAGGAATGAAAGCTCTTTCGTTGTTAATGCCTCCACCTATATTCATTATAAGGCTCCTTTGTATTCTTCGGTAGGCTTACCATCACTTAGTAGTTCTGCAACTCTATCTTCTAAGGTATAACTAGTTACACCATTAGCTAGCAAGAAGGCTACTATATAATTGACTCCATCAATAGTCTTCTTGAAGTCTAGGTCGCAATATTGAGAATTGAATAATCTACTCATAATAACTTTAGCTAGGGTATCATCCCCATCTAGTATAAGTACTTCTTCGTTTTCATCAAAACGCTTTTGCATTGAACCTACAGTAATTATTCTTGTAGGAGTTTTCTTAAGTTGTTTAATCATCTTATCCTACCTTTAAATACACTGGTCTGCCATTAGCGTCAGGGTCTAACTCGGCTGTTGGGTCACCAACGTATGAATTAGAAGTAATATCATACTTAATTAAGTTATCGTTAGTTTGGTCAGACACTAGTAAAAGTGAGCCATCCCAAGCCATGCCACTTACCTTATAGCTACCATTAGTATTCTCAAACCATGAGCCTGTGAATTTACCTTCTACTGTATATTGATGCATTTCACCAGCAGTTTCGCCTAACCAGAAGTGAGTGCCATCCCAAGTAACTTCATTGAAGGAAACAAGTCTACCTGCTACTAACTCTATTGTAATTCCTGTCTCTACAAATAAGCTATCAAGTTGAAGTAGTTCTGGACCATTTAACACCCAGAAGAAAGTACCGTCATGACAAATAGCTGATATAGAAACTCCTGCTGGGTGTGTAACTGCCCCACCACTAGTCCCATCTAGGTTATACCTAACTGTAGCATTACTTTGACATACATATATATGCGTACCATCAAATACAGAATCGTTAGGTCCAGATAGACCTGTGCCACCATAAGTATTTAATAGGTTACCAGCAGGGCTAAACTTAAGCATCTGGAAGAACCCATTAACACTATCAGTAGTTTCAATAATCCAAATGTTAGTGCCATCCCAAGAACAACCTCTAGGGTTATCTCTATTACCTGTACTAAATATAGAGTCTTGTACTCCTTCTATAAACGAAGGAGCATTAGGATATACTGATGGGTTTGTTTCTACATAGCCAGTCCTTAGCCATTGCCCACCTGAGTCATCTGTTAATTTTACAGTATAATCATTAAATGCTTTATAGGTGTTTATTGGTATACCACCACCACTTCTTCCTACTTCAATAGTCATATTAAAGACTCCATGTTGTAACGCCATCAGACGTTAGTGTTAATCTAGCAGCACCTACCCAAGTAATACTTGTGTCTGTACCATCTTTATCTTCTACCAAGTCAGTACCAGAACGTATTAACATAGGAGTTTGGTCGCTGTACTTATCAGGTAGCTCCACTACTAATATAGTGTCAGCTTCCACAGTATTAGCCAAAGGTATAGTAAATGTACCACTATCTCTAATTTGATTAATAACTCCACCAGTAATGACAAAGCCATTGATAGTATGAGGTATTAACTTATGAGAAGCATCTTCACCATCCAAACCATCTTTAGCTCTTTCAAATACAGCCCACTCACTAACACCATCTGACACTAGCTCAACTAAGGCAGGTCCGATAAAGTTTAGTACATTATCTGTACCAGTAGAGTTTCTGAATAAGTCACCACCATCAGCCGTAACACTAGGTGTTTTGGTCTTGTAGTTATCAGATAGTTCTATGTACATAATAGTATTTACATCAACACTGTTAGCAGCAGGAGCAGTAAAGCTTCCACTGTCTCTAAGTTGATTGATAACACCACCAGTAATAGTCTCACCTGAAACAGTCATGGGGTTTACTGTCGTAACACCTTCATCTACTGCCCAGTTATTATCTTTACGAGTGTAAGCCTTACCATCAGCAGGAGCATCAGGAATAGTACCTGCTACATCAGCCTGAGTAGGCTTATTACCTTCATGGTAAATACTCCAACCATCAGCATTTAAGTCTACACTATTAGGGTCAGTTACATTGGCAGCGTTATATACCATCAACTTACCACGAACATTACCAAATATTAGGTTGTCGTAAGTAATACCTTCTACATTTAAAGCTATGATACTATTCTTATTCAAAAGAGTTAGGTCATTGCTTTCCCATAGTTCGGTAGAAGTACGTACATTCACTGCATCTAACTTAACTCCTTCTTTAGGTAGTAAGTTAGAGTAAGCACTAGCATTACTACTAAACACTGTACCAGCTACCCAGTAAGAGTTAGTTACATCTGCTATAGGGTCTTGAGGATTTGAGCCAGCAGCATCATTATGTGTAGTAATACACGTATAAATTATGTTACCAGCCTTAACTCGCGCACCAGCTTGGTAAGCTATTAAGTCCTGCCAAGGGTATACGTCACTCTCAGCATAAGATAGTTTAGCTTTGTCTAGTCCTTGTAGGACATAGTTAAAATTTTGGAAGGTAGGTATTTCCGCTTCCCAACCAGTCTGGTATTTGGTATCAGTAGGGTCAGTAACCCCACCAGTATCAGCCCAGATTAAATGTAATCCTTGAGGATTTGTCATAGTTACACCTGTGTTATTGTAAATGTTACGCCAGCTGGCACGAAGTACTTAGTCATGTAGAGGATAAGACCTATTTCTTGGTCGGATACATCACCGCCAGATATAAGTAAGTCTACTCTTCGGTTATCAATACCACCTACTCCACTGTCACTATCTCTTAATTCAAACACACTAGGTGCCCTATTAAGCAAAGTACCAATAATGAAGTATGTTAGTGTTAGGTCACAAGTCTCTCTATTAAGTAGTGCAGCCTTAGCTAGTAACATTCTTCTGTAAGTTATATCATCAAGAGCAGTTATCTCTCCATCTCCTATGTTTTCATCTTTGAAGATACCACCAATAGCAGGAGTAGTTTCATTAGACATACCTGCTACATCTAAAGCACCTTGGAAACCAAAGAATACGGTAGGTAGTATGACAGACCTTTGTTGTTGTAGGATAATACCTATAACATCTAGTTGTGTACCTACAGCTAATTCAATGAATCTTCCATAGTACACTTCTGCGGTCTGTTCAAACAATAAATCCAGTTCAGATATGAAAGCCATAAAGTACTCTTTCATATTAGGGCTGTTAGCATATTGACTTAACAACATACCATCCATTATTTGCTCGCCCTTGTCTGGAATTATCTCGGATATAAAATCTAAATCTACAGGTGGTCTAAATGGGTTTCTGTCACTAAGTAATTCATTCATTAGTTCACCACTGTAATAATTATCTTATCCGAAGTAGTAGCTGCGTATTCATCAGATGCAACTGGTATGTTAATAATATCATACGAGATACCATCATTACCAATCTCTAATATGTTAACTTGAGCTTTAGCATAAGGAGTAATAATACCAAACAGTCTAGACCATATGATATCTTCACTAGTATCTAAACTATTAATATGAGCTACTAAGTCAGCTATAATAGCTTCTTCTGCACCAGCATATTCCTCTTCCAAGAACAATATTTCAATGTTTATGTATACATCTAAAGCTACTGCTTTACTAAAGCTAACATCATGAGGATTACCTTCGACATCATTTACTGTAACTGTAGTAGAGCCAAAGGTAGGACACCCAAGACTTTTAGTTTGAAGTATGATTGTTGCTATATCTTCGTCAGTTACCGCTGGGTCAATCTCTCCTACTGTAACATGTATAGTATTAGCAGGAGTACCATCAGGTAGTGGGTCAATAGGATGGTCATTGTTTAATACAACTACTTGTCCTATCTCCAAGTTCTCTGATAACCTTGCCTTAATAACATCAACAGCAGAATTATAGTTCCTAAGAACAGTTCTATTACGTAGGTTACGGTATTGTACATCAGTCTGTGGAGGAAGCCCTACACGACCTGCTGCTGGGTTGTCTACACTATTTAGTCCTGCAATAGCATCTACTATGACGTTAATAGTATTTATATCTACATTAGTAGTACCAGATACAATAGACACTACAGGTACAGAAGAAGGTATAATAGCATCGAAGTTAGAAGTAAATATATCTCCATTAGCATTAGCTACTTGTGTGCCTCTAGGTACTAACGTACCAGTTACACCTTCAAAATCTACAACAACTTGTGAGCGAGTAGCTGCACCATAAGGTAGACCAGTAAGCAAGCCAATGTTTCTTAGTCCATCACCAACTGCCAAATTAGGGTTGTAGCTGTTATATACTAAGTTAAGTTCTGACCATACTTGGGATAGTTCGAAAGAGAATATCTCTACCAACTGCCCATCAGGAGACTCGGAACTTAAATCAATTCCTGGACTAAAAGCTTCTAGCCTAGCACCGATTCTTCCTACTATCTCTTGAAATGTTGAGGGTATAAAACCCTCTCTTGTTAACCCTGCCATTTACATACTCCAAGGTATTGTTAGGTCTATGCCACCATATATAGTAGTAGCTAGGAATGTTACAGTGAGAGTCCGTTTAGATAACTCTAATGAAAAGGAGTCTATCTTCTGAACTCCCTTGCAACTGAGAATTACCGCCCTTGCTCTAAATTCAATATCAAACAAGTCGGGGTTACGTTTAAAATCATCATAGTTAATCCAGCCCTTACTAGTATCAAGTCGCCACTCCCCAAGTAGGGTTAGTAGTTTACTCTTTACTAGTTGGACTGTATAGCGACCATCTACTACACGAGCGATTCCGCCACCATCTAACTTGATGATATCATTGGTTGCACTGTCAAGTGCGATTTGTTGTGTCATAAGTTATCCTATATAGGTGGACTAGTGTTAGGTGTTCCATGAGCATGAACATGGTCTTTAAGACTCTTACCTCCTCCAACACAATCAGTAGTAGCATCAACAGTACCAGTAGTATTAATATCTTTAGTGGTCATAGTGTCCTGAACATCAAGAGTACCAGTTATGGTAGTAGCAGGTGTATCAATCAATACCGAAGTCTCAGCTGTTATCGAAGCAGTGTCACAAGTAACATCTACTGTTTCCTCAGCTGCTACTAAGGCAGTAGTACAATTAACAACTACCGCAGGAGCATTAATAGTAAGAGAAACAGAACTATCTATAACAATAGAAAGGTCTTCCTTCAAAGTTATAATTTGAAAGTCTTCCTTAGCTTCATGGTCAACATTATCATTCACCCATGTGCTATCAGTAGCAGAGAATCTTTTAACTGCTCTAGGTAAGGTATTAAACCCTACAGTCGCAAAGCCATCATCTTCACTGAACTGTCTAAGCAATTGAGGTTTAGGTAAGTTAGCAAGTAGCCCTGCTTCATTCTTATCTTCGTATAACCAATGGTCATACCCTACTTGACTGAAACTAATGATACAAGTATCGCCAACCTTGATGGGGAAGGTCATATGCCAACCACCACCACCTACTGTATGTACTGGTACACCTTCCAAAGGCTCTCTCAACTTAATATCTGATATAGAGTCAGCAGAACTAAATATAGTCTCCGCACAAATCTGTATAGTAGCAGTTTGAGTTTCTGGGAAGAACTCTACTATCCTAGCAGGTAACATAAAAGAATACTTTTGTAAGTCTAGCATGTTAGCACCCACAAGATATTTTAGTTAGAGTAACAGGATTAGGTTTACCGAAAGTATTGTCAGCTAAGGTTTCACCTAAAGAACTAGCACCATTAAGGATTAAATCAATACTAGGTAAGTTGTTTATTATATCTTGTTGTATGGCTTCCGAAGAGCCAGCTATAGAACTGTTACCAGTTGCACCAGCTACTACACAATCTATCCCAACACCTAATATAATTTGACCTAGTGTCTGGTTTCCATTAACACCAGTAATAGAATACTTACCTCCATACAAAGAGGACTCTAGTTTACCAAATACTGTATCAATTTCATCATCTACTACATCTACAATAGCCTCTTCTGTATTCTCTGAGATACAAGCACTTACTGTACTTGCTCCAGAACTTAGGCTTATATCAGGTAAGCTAGGGAGTGCATCAGCTATTGAGTTTATGAAGTCATTAGATTCAATGATGCCATTGTAGTCTGTTATACTAGTACTAATAAGGTGGTGGGTAGTGCTTGATGTTAAGTCACTTGCCACCCTCTCATAGGTAGTAATACTAGTATTCCCAAGGTCATCCCTAGATTGTATCTGGAAGCTTTCATTCATATCTACTATGGCTTCTGAGAGTTTTGCACTTGTGCTTATTGGTATGCCAGCATTAGCAAACTCAGCAACCCTAGCTTCTCTTTTGTTAGCAGACAATTCAGTAAATACTAGTAAGTTAGGTTTGTTACCATTTATAGTAGTAGCTAGTTGAACCTCTTCACCTCGCATTGTGAATTCCATCATGTCAGTCTTACCAGCAACTAACTTAGTCTTAAACTTAGTAAATATTACAGGGTCGTACTTTCCATAATTGGTAGTTACTTTACAAGGTACAGCACCTCTTACTAATTCTTTAAGTACAGCAAACATTAATCGAACAACATTCTTACTGTCATCAAAGTTATTAAATGTCTCCCCACCAACTACTTGATGATTAGTTACTGCACCACTAATGGTGACTACCCTATTCATCTTAATAGCATGGTTACTAATATTGAACCCAGACTGTACAGGGAACTTAGTTATTTGTGTAGTAGCTTCATGTTCTTCGGCAATAACTGTATGAAATCTAAGTGTGGATTCTACTCCATCTACTTCATATATTATTTGGGCTTTATCAGGTGGTGTGAAAGTTGCAGCCATTTTATCTCCTTAGCCCCACCATTTGGTAGTAGGCATTGTAGTTCCTGGAGTTGGCGAAGTGGCAGCTACTTGCGTAAGCCAGTCACCTGTCCAGTTAGAACCTTTATGTTGAACTGATAATGCTTGGTACTTACTAAATCCAGCAACCTTATCTTTCAAGTAGTCTTGTGCTACTTCTAAGGTTGCTTCGTCTGTACTAGTTCCTAGCGTGAGCAGTTCTGTTATATCAAGAACTGAGGAAGGTTTGATTAGAGGGTCAAGGTTAGATATTACACTTAACGTAGCTGGTCCTATCTTAGGGTTAGACCTCATATTAGAAGTTGCTAATGTAATATCAGCAGGGTTACTAAAGTAGTCAGTCTGTTCAAAGTTCTTAAAGTCTGGCTTATACATAAGGACAATTTTGTTGCCCTCAGTGTATAAGTTAAACTTGAATTGACTACCAAGAACTTGCAAGATACTAAGCAAAGAGCCTTGTAGTCTTGCATGTTCCTGAGAAGGTACAGTGTTTAGTATTTCATTAGGGAAATGCTTAAACTCCAAACCTCCACTAAATCCAGTATCGCCTATAGCAGCACCAACCATGGTAGCAAGAGAAGGTCTTAGTACCTTTATATCTACTTGCTTCTCTAAGAATACTTTACGTAAATTAGAGTAGCAATACATATTAAATACGCTATTAGGTACTTGTATTTCTTCTAGGGCATTACTAATATACATACGGTCTACTACTAGTTTAGGTTCTTCGTCATGCAAAGCAGTCTTAATAGTTATAAAGCTAGCATTACCTGCATCACTAATCTTCTTAATAGTATTTGGATTTAGGTTAGTTAGAGTCACCTTAGCTACACTGTAGTTAGGTATATGACGTACATCAAAGTCTATCTTTAAACTATCTGTCTCAAACACCAACTGACCATCTTCACTAAAGATTTGTAGTAGGACATATTGCCCAAACTTCTTAATAGCCATGTTAGCCTCCTGTGCCTATATTAGACTCTTCATCAACGTTCAAGTCACCATCTACATTAGTAGTAGTTCTTATCAAGTCAGGAGAGATTTCATTAGTCACTTCTACGTTGATAACGTTAGTAGTACCTTTGCCTTCTTCTCTTCCTTGCATTGGCATATTACCTATGCTAGTACTAGGAACAGCATCATCAGCTGAATCATCATCAGCCCACCAAGTACCTTTACTCCAATCACCTTCAAGCATAGAATCACAAGCATCTTGCTTGGCTTGGTTCTCTTCATTAAGTTCACCACCAAACAATGCACCGATTTCATTAGCTTCATTAACAGCCCAATCACCAACTACATAAACAGCACCTAAGCCACCAAGCAGTTTACCGCCAGCCCCTTTAAGGAACTTACCAGCATTGCTTGCAAAGCTAGACATAGCTCCTTTAGGACTACCTTTAGCTGCTTCGATTAACTTAGCAGACTTAGTATTGTTAGCAAACTTATTAGCTAGATAACCAGCGGTAGCAGAACCTACAACAGCAGCACCAATACCAGTGACGGCAAGAGCTTTACCGCTATCTTCACCAAGTGAACCAGTAGCCTCTAGTAATGCACGTTTCTCTTGTAATACCTTTTGTATTCCTACATTGGTTTCCATTAAGCCTTGTTCATTAATTCTGCTATCTAGACCACTAATCATTTCGGGGGAGATATTACTAACAGCTAAGTCAGTCATGCCAAACATCTGACCAATCTGAGTCTTAGCTTCCCTAGACTTACCTTGCATCATACCAGCAACCATTACAGTTAACTGTTGAGCATCCATATCTTGGAACTCTCTAGGACTACTCGGCATTTCTAGGTTTCTAACTTCTTCTAAATTAGATGCACCACGAGTTGACATTATTTCAGTAAACTTAGAGGCAGAGGTTCTTTCATCATTGAAAGTAGTAACTAGGCTACCAGCAGTACTAATAACATTATTAATACCACTCTCACTTAGTCCACCAATCTCCATAGCTTTTCTCATACCACGTACTTGGTCTACTTCAATACCAGAACTAGCAGCTAACCTAACTTCATCCATACCTGACTTGTTGCCAGACATGACTACACTAGCTAACTCACCTAGGACTGCACCAGCTTTCTTGACTTCGTTTCCAAAGGTTCGTAAGCTAGATGAAGCATCCTTCGCTGCTTTAGTTGTTGCTTCTGAAGCCGCTTTCTCTTTGTCGTCAGCAATCTTTTGGTCTTCTGCATAAGCCGCAATCTCTGTAAGTGCAAGTTTTCTAGTAACAGCTTCTTCATCTGTACTAGCTTTGAGTGATTTACTAACTCTATCATCTTGTTCTTTGTAAGCAGCACTTTCATAACCAGCCATCTTACGAACGCCAGCTACTTCATCACTAACACGCTTCTCTTCCATAGCATAAGCGCTTGATTCATAACCAGCCATCTTACGAACGCCAACTACTTCATCACTAACACGCTTCTCTTCCATAGCATAAGCGCTTGATTCATAGCCAGCCATCTTACGAGTATCACTAGCAGTCTTATCCTCTCTGCTTCTATCTTCGGCAGCAGCAGCTACTTCAACCAACCCAGCTTTCTGGGCAATCTTTTGTAGTTCTACTTTGTCAAAGGCTATATCAGATTCAGGTAAGTCCTTAGCATCAGCAACGGCTTGCTTCATCTTGTCAGTTTGTTCTTGTTGCTTTAACTTCTTAGCTAACCTAGTCCCACTAGCTGAACCACCACCACTAGAACTAGCTCCAGCCATAACTGCTGCTTGGAACGCTGTCATAGGTTCATCAACTTCATCTTCTATAACGATAGACTCTTGTTGTCCTATTACTTCCTTAGCCCCAACTTGTGTACGAGGCTTTCTTTTCTTAGATTGAATTTCTTTTCTCAAAGCTTGGATTCCTCGATTGTCAAGGCTAGCACCTAGCTCTAAAGCCTGAGTACCAGCGGATATAAGTTCAGCTTGCATTGTAGGGTCAGCTTGTACAAGTTCATGTACGTACTCACCAGTGTACTTATCAAGCGCAAAGAAATGTGTTTGGCTCTCTTTAGTAACAGCCATTTGTAGTTGTAGTTGTGGAGTGTACTTAGTTAAAGCACCTTCCATAGAACCAGAAGATAAATATTTAAGCTCTAGTAAGCCAGCACTATTACCTTCATCATCATACAGCCTACCATCAGGGCTTACACCAAAGTTTGGTATAGCAGCATTCTCTTCAAAGAACGCTTCCTGCATAGTAAGACCACGACCATGTTTGCTAGCTAAGAATGCAGCAGCAGCTTTATCTTCACCCTCAGTACCCTCGCGAGTATGGGCGTTGCCAGTGAATGAAGTGCCAGTACCTAACCTTTCCATAGCTAGTTCGGTAGCACGTTCTTCTATGCCTCCTGACTTTAATAAGCCAGCGGCTGTGGAAGCTGTGATTTTACCAACACGTTGCTTTAGCCATTCCTTAGTACCTTGCTTCGGACTGTCTTGTATAGCGACTAATAGTGATTCTTCTGTCTCCCCTTCTTCCACCCTTTCAGCTAACCTTAATATCTCACTGTCAGTTAGGCTACCTTTCTTATGTTTATCTAGTAAGTCAGCTTCTTCTAAAGAACTCTCTACAAGGTCATTCATGGAAGACTGTTTAAACTCGTCATCTTTCTGACCAGCATAGAAAGAGTTCCATTCTTCGCCTTGGATAGCAGCCTCGTTACGTAGGTTCTGCAAATCAGCTTGTTCGCCATAAGGAGTATCCCACCCAGCCATTCTAAGTTGGTTGCCTTTGGACTCGTCACGAGTTGTTATGGTTTCCTGTCTTAGAATCTTACGAGCAATGTTAGCTTTAGTCTGTAACTGAGACATAGCGAATGATTGGTCACGAGCTTGCTTGGCTTTCTCGGCACTAGTAAAGGTTTGTTTACCAACTGCTCTAGGTTTAGGGAATATAGAATTAGCTAATGAAGGTGTACGTCTTAGTGCATCATTACGTTGCTCTTGAGTTACATCTTCACGGAATACTTTATGTCCTTCATCACTCCTTACAAAGCGAGTCCTTCCAGTAGCGTTAGGTATTTGTTGGTACAAGTCATCGAACTGGCTAGAACTTAATCTATCTTCTGCTGTACCTTGGAACGAGCCATAGATACCTTGAGTAGACTTGATACCAGTAACACCAGTTTCATTTGGTAATGGAAGTAAGTTCTTAGAGCCTTCATAGAACGTACCATCAATCATACGTTTAGTGATAGATTCTTCTAATGCTTGTCTACGTGCATCTTCTACTGACGAGCCACGAGTACGGTCATCTAGATATACATCTGCAATCTCTTGAACGTACTTGACAGCCTTAACTAAGTCTTCATCAGACCTGCCTTGGTTCTCTGTCTGCCACTTAGTTTGATTGTTTATGTTCCTTATCTTGTTACCACTAGTATCTAGGGTGTGCTTGTACTGACCTTTCGTGGCACGTTGCCCATCTACAGCAGGGCTTCCTTCTACCCACTTACCTTCAAACTCAGGTATAGTGTTTCCAGCAAGCGCACCGCCAGCACCTCTAGTCATATACGTACCAGAAGAGTTTTGTAGTATAGATGTTACTTGGTTAAGTTCTCGTTCTTGGCTAGGAGGATTAACAGCACCATCAACTCTAATTTGTCTAGCGAATGCAGCTAAGTCTTTAGAGCCTATCTCTTCTGCAAATTGTTCTCTAGCAGCAGCAGCATCAATAGGGTGTATGCCAGATACATCATTACCTAATAAGACTTCTTTAATGCCAGCTTGTATTCTATATTCCAAGTGGCTAATTCTTCCAAGCTGCAACGACTCAGCAGTAGCCATACCCTCCATTAAGGATGGGGATGATTCATCTTCTGTACCATCTATACTAGCCAGCCAAGCATCAGCCATATCTTGGTCTTGCATTACGTCATTCAAGTTGTCTTGGATAGATAATCCTTCTAACTCTCCTGCTTCGTAATCATCATTACCATAATCATCGTACTTCATATTAGCCTCCTGCTACCCACCTCCTGTGGGAGTAGGTAACATATGTTGTTTAATTTCTAAGATTTGATGAAACATCTCTAAATCATACAGTCTATAGGTTCCATCTTGTAACTCTTTCAAGGTACACAATGGAGGGTTTACTAACATTGGTTTAACTATATACCCATTCAGTTTAGGATAAACCTTACTGTAGTCAACGGGCATGGTAGTTACTTCTCCTGAGATTGCGGCTCTTGGGAGACTACCTCTGCTAAACCTAAGCTGAAAAAATCTGCGTACTGGCTATGGATAACATGAGTAAATAACTCTAGTACTACATTAAGTTGTCCATCGAACATAGTGTTAATGGTTTCGGTAGTTATCTTGTTGCCATCAATACGTACTTGGCAGATAAAGTGTTTGACTAGCTGTGAGGCTAGTTTAGGATTTTCAGCATTCATCAAAGCTACTATGGCACCAGCCATATTCATCTCTGATATGTTAATAATGTTTTCTGAGCCTAGTATCTTACCAGCTTGGGTTAAATTTTCTAAGGCTACATCTACAGCCCAGTTAGGTATAAAAATTTCCCGACCGTCTGCAATCTTTCTTTTGTATGGTTCGTTCATAGTTTCTCTTCTTAGATTTAAACAAAATAAAAAAGCCCTACAACATAAATGAAGTAGGGCTATAGGTTGACTAATTATGCACTATAATTGTGCTAAGTCGTCACCGTCACCACGCTCGAAGACTACGCCTTCAAAAGTGATAACCCAAGTGATTGTGTTCATGGTCTGACCACGAGACATTGCAGGGATAGCTAGGATGATACCATTACTCATAGTACATTCATCGTTACCCATGTTGTCACGTAACTTACCTTGGATAGGAAAGATTAACGCGCCATCTGCATCTGCTTGTGCTTGTACGTAGTTAGCGTAGTCCTGTAAGATTTTATTCTCAGGAGCATTCATTAAGGTAGGGAACGTTAAGTCACCAGCCTTGATACGCTGTAAAGATACAACCATGTCACCGTATGCACCGAACTGAGTCGTTGCAATAGGCGCTCTACGCATGACGTTGATAAGGTTTTCACCAGTACCAAAGCCACGCACATTTACTGTTTGATACGTACCACTTGCATTAGGAACTTCTAATAACAAATCTACGTTAGCAAAACTATATTGATACATGTGTATCTCCTAATTATTCGGCAAAGGTGCCAGAAACTATAACTTCATGTAACGCACCTGCACCAACCATCTCGAAAGATAAGCCAGCGTACAGACGAGTACCTTTATCACTTAATGGTACATCACCAAGAGCTACTGCAAACACTACGAAACCTTCTGGAAGGAAGCGACCATCTGGCAAGAAGCCAGGAGCAGCTAAGCCGTTACGTACCGCAGCTGAAAGGCTACGTTCAAGAGTAGCTTTAGTAGTGTTGATACCAGATTGTGTATAAGGTACTTTGGTTGCTGACTGGAACAATAAATTGAACATGTCAGTTTCACAACGATTTTCTAACCACAGTAAACCATGAGTAGTATCTAACCATGAACCAGAAGCCATACGAGAATCTGAGTAAGCATTTACTGTCTTACCGATTTGTACTACAGCCGAACCATTCTTGCTACGTAGAACAGCGAACTCGCCAGGAGTTAGGTCTTCGGCAGTGATGGTAGGAATCTGTTTAAGGCTCAATGTAATAGTTGTGTTGATGCCAGAGAAATTAACTGAGGCAGCACGACCAAATACAGCAGCACTAGGGTATTGGCTAGTAGACTTAGAGAAAGTACTTAACGTGTAACGCAATGTATTATCTTTACATAACGAGATAATGTCTGTAGTAATTACAGAACTAAGTACTGATAAGTTATTAGAGGTGTTGCAGAATATTTTCTTAGCACCTTCGGCAAAGTTAGCAATATCTAAAGTGTTCTCGCCAGTAGCTCCACCAGTAACATCACGATATTTCTTGTGAGTTACTAAACCAGTGAAATCAATACCTTGAGCAACAGCTTCGCCTAAAGCTTCCACTGGAGTTTCAGCAGCAATACCTGAGGATAACTTACCTTGATGTTGTTCTAAGCCTAGTGCTTCGGCAGCGTTAGACGTACCAACACCAGTTGAGCCGTCAGCAAAAGTGATAGTTGATGCTATACCATTAGTTACAGAAGTAACTTCAAAGCCGTAGCCTGTATGGGTAACAACAACAGATGAAGGAGTTATGGCATTGATAGCTGACTCGATAGCAGTAGCTACTTCCGCTAAGGTAGTAGTACTAGATAAGTCTAAGCCATCAATAGCAGACACACCAACATTAGTAGTAATAGTTAAATTACCAGCAGTGATAGCTTTTAAGTCATCTAAGGTTTCATGACCGCCACCAGTTAAGGTTGCAGGTTGGTCTGTCTCAAAGCACATAAGTACTACGAAGTCAGTTGGGGTTGGGGTAGCTGCATAGAAAGCTGTGGCTGCTAAACCTACTTCACTAGTAGCACTCCAATCGGCTAGTACACTAGGTAAACCAGAGTAGGCACGACCACGTTCCGCAGAACCGATTACACCTTCTTCATTGGTTAGAAAACCTAGGATACCAAAGTTACCACCAGCAACACCAGCAGGTGATACCGTGATAGATACATTAGCAAATTCTGTGATTTCAATTGCCATTGTTATTCCTTATTCGTTTATATTAATATTCAGTTGGTGTACAAATCCGCTTTCCACGAACTCACCAGAAATAATTAGTGAAGTTATATTATCCACTATTTCTTGGTACACCCTAGTTACATAGAGTTCTACTGCGAAACCTTTACGGTACTCCCATTCCTTCTCTAACTTTGCATCTTCACTAGATAGTGGTTCGCACTTGATGAATCCGTATCCTGACTCTATCATAAGAGCCTTCATAGGTTCGGAAGTCCACCCACCCATAATCTTAGAAGAAGGTATCCCAGTAGTACCTACGACTCCTATCCTAACTCTAATCTTTGATAGACTATGAGTTTGGAGAGTTGTTGTCAGTTCATCTTGAGTGAGGATTATAGTATTAGGTATACCCTCTTGATACTCTTCTATTACTCTTATGTGTGCAAACTCTTCTTTGGGCTTCTTAGCCTCACGTTGTCTTGCAGGATAAGAGAACCTAGGTATACCTACCATACTATCTACCATCTTCTGCAAAACTTTTACATCTGCTTCATCAGGTGTCATGTTGGTGTCCACTCCTTAGATTTCTCTAGTATCACTGAGAAGAATCCATAAGTAGACTCTTCTGACCTTTGTATGATGTTGTAGAAGTTTCCTTGATAGCCTATCTTATTAGTATTTTCTAATGGATACTTATCAGTTACATATAAGGTTTTGTATTGGCTGGCACGAATACCACCATCCTCTACCCTAAGTGCTTCATCTTCTTCAAACTGAGAGAATTTATTACCAGACTTAATAACACCAAAGATATTACTTTGAGTTATTAATCCTTCTACCCAGACATTATCATCATCGTAAGAGCCTTCTTGTATTACGTACCGTACAACTCTGGTTAGCATTCTAGAGTTAAAGGCACGTTGCATTTGCATTGCCATATTATACTCCGTACATACCAGAGAAACACACCTTACGATAGAAGACTACTCTCTTACCATAAGCAGTACTGTGAAGTTCATCAAAGGTTGGTGCAATGTTTCCTATAGCACTTTCAATAACTACGTCATCTACTTTTTGTTTCTTAATAGGTGCAAACGCACCACTATCTCCACTCTCAGTATGATGGGCTATAGTTAGAAAGTGAGCAGCGTAGTATTGTTGTGCTACGTTATAGAAACTTAGCCACTTAGCTTCCGAACTCATAATTAGTGCAACGTCATCTAAGTAGAGCTGAACTACGTCATCATCGACATCGCAAAATTCTGGAAACCTAACTTGGAAGTCAGCTACACTAGCAGCCATTACTTATCAGCTTTGGCAGCAGCAGCGACTAACTTCTTAGCAGCTTCTAGTTCAGCAGCTTCTTCTTTGGCAGCTTCTTCTTTAGACACTTGAGGCTTCTTCACCCACTTAGCACTTTCTTCTTTAACTAACTTAGCTAGTCGAGGAATGAAAGCTTTGAACTCTTTATCATCTAACTCAAGGATAGAAGGAGCAGCAGGGAGGACGATACGTGTACCACCAATTTTGAAGCTGGCATTACATAACAATAAACTTTGAATTTTCATTTTGTGTTCTCTTTCAAATAGAATGGAAGCCTACCCATTAAGAGTAGGCTTTATTATTTCTTAGCTACTAGGTAGAGCTATTTAAGAAATGTTGGAAAGCAGCAGGACGAATCATTTCAACACCAGCGAAACGACCGTAACAGTTGATTTCAAATTCTAAACCTTTGTACTGTACAGGTAAGTGTACGTAAGGGAAAGGTTCACGAATACGTGCATTATCAGCACCAGATTTATAAACAGTGAAGCCACCAACTTGACCACCAGTAGGGTCAAATGTACCACCAACAGTAGCAGGGTAGATACCTTCAAGTTCGTTAACGTCTTTGATTTGAGACTCAGACTTGATGAACTTGTTGTTCTCTAAGAACCATTTCATGATAGACACTAATGGGAACCCGTCAGAGATAGGCGTATTCTCTAAATACAATTTGTCTTCTACAGACATTAAGATTGTATCTGGACGGAATAACTTCTTAGTATCAATATAAACTTGAGCTAAGGCATCAGTTAAATCTTTAACTACTTCTGTACCAGTTTTAAGTCTCCACTGAGGGAAACCACCAGCACCATCAGCTAACTCAGTCTTCTGGATAGTAAGACAAGGAGCGCCAGTAGGTCCATCAAACAAACCGTTTAGCTTGTTAGCAGGGCTACCGAACCAGATGATTTGGTTTACTTTCTCTTCATAAGAACGACGAGTCGCTTCTGCCTTACGAGCTTCAAGAGGCATACCAGTTACTTTAGAAGCAGCTAGTTCTTGACGAGAGTAACCGAAAGCATTACCAAGAGTTTTAACTTGGATTGAATACTCTTCACCCGAGATGTCGCCACGAGGCAAATCAGTTGCTTTACCAGCAATGATTGCAGTCTCGCCACGCTTATCGTAAGAACGGTAAGTGATAAGGTTAATACCTTCACCACCTTCTGTGTTCAAATCGAAACATACACGACCCATCAATTCTGGGTAAAGTACATCGTAGCTTTGAGCTTGGATGAATTCAAGTTGACGTTGGAAGAAGATACCTTCATCATCAGTAGCGAATACGCCTTGATTGATAAGGTTCTCAACAGCATCATTGATTACGAAAGACACTGGCTCTGCACCTGCAATAGCAATGTTAGATTCGTCTACAGCAAAAGTTGTAACAGTTTTCATTTATTTCTCACTTTAAATAATTTAATTACTTGGCTAAGTTATTCTTAGCCGTATGTTTGTTAAGTACTAACTACTTGATGTCAATACGTACTTTGATAATATCGCCAGCAACGCCAGCTTCTTCTGCAACCACGTTAGTAGTAGCAACAATACCACCAGCAACAGCATCTTTAGAGAAAGCACCTGTAACTGTATCAACATGAAGAACCGCACCAGCAACAATAGCAACAGCACCGTCTAGTAAGATATATAAGTAACCTTCACGGATTAGTGATACAGAATCACCATCACCATATACCCAACCACCGTCACCAATTTTGGCAGGACGATTCTTAGACTCATGGTTAAGTTCACGTTGAGAGATAGCGTATACATTAGCTGCACCACCAAGTTCCACGCCACGTTCAATAAGTGTACCAGTTACTTGACGTAAGATAGCTAGACCGTAGCCAGCTTCATCGACAGCAGTTGCGTTAGGTACTAAAATACCTGTTTGTACTACACGAGGTGCTGAATCAACTAAGTCACCAGCGTAACCGTTAGCAGTGTAGATTTCGAAAGTTTGAATAGGCATTATAAATTTCCTGTAATTAATTATTTAGATAAACTCTTTTGAGTTTCTTGCATTTTAAGGCGAGCTTTCTCTACTGGACTAACATAGGCTGCATCAACTGTTACGTGTGTAGTCTGTGTTTTAAGTAGTTTACTCATTGGTGTTTCACCCATAGCTTGGTCAACTAGCATCTCGAACATAGCTTCGATGAATGCTTCGCTTTTCCCAGTTAGGTCTTTGCTAGGGTACTGGTCTTCAACAACCAGCTTCCTAATTTCTGCTACTGACTTGTCACCTAAGTCACGCATGTCAGCAATTAGTCGAGCATGTTCAATCGCATTACAGCGTTCAATCACACCTTCACTTGCAGCTACTTTAGCATCAGCTAACTCAACTTTCATTGACTCTACAGACAACTCAGCCTTCTCAGCATTAGCCATTAAGGTCTTGTTAAGTTCTTTCTGTACACCAAGTGAATCAGTCAAAGTAACTATTTGCTCTTGTGCATCAGTAAGTAAAGCTTCATCAACCATTACAGTTTTGTTAGCTTCTTCTTCTTCTTTTGCTGCATCTTGAATAACAAGAGCTTCATCAGAAATACGACAGCTTGAGCCAGCACGACCTTTAGCAACAATAGCAATATGATTTGCTCTAATGTTACGTTGGTATAACTTGCCATCAATTTCTTCAACATCACAAGTATAGCCAGCAGATAATTCCTGCGTACCTTCTTCTAATGTATCAATAGCTGCTTGGTCAGTTAGTACTAAGACACCACCAAGAGTATCTTCATCACGAAGAGGCATACCTTCTAACGCACCAACTTGTAACTCTTTTGAGTTTACAGAAGTTACTTTGATAGCTTTGCCATTTGTATCTTTAGGGTGACCAATAGTTACTGGAGCGCTACGAAATGAATCCATAGAGTCTTGACAGAACACATCTTTCTCGTCACGATACACTGTGACAATTTTATCCGCAGCTACATCAGTTAAGCCAAGTTGACCTGCTGTATATAATTGTGAACCTGTACGAGCAAACTTACATGGAACAATCATTTGACCTTGGTCATTAATAGTTCGGCTAGTAGGTACACTAATACGGTCTGTTAACTGAATGCCAATTATGGCTTCATCAATCAACAAGACATTACTTAGTTTTTGTTTTAACATTACTGTCTCCAGTTTGTTTATTAGGGTCATCGCCTACAGTTGCAGCTTTGTCTATACCGCTGTAGCTCTTGACTTCTTCTAAGCCAGACTCTCTAGATAATATTCCTGTCTCTACCAATCGGCAAATACGTTCATCGTTATCTTTAAGTCTAGCTGCTTTCTGCGCTGCTGATTCTGGGAAGATACAATTCCAAGTATACTTGAAGTCTTCTTCTTTCAATTCAAAATGTGCAGCCAGTAAGGTATCAACGACACCTAATCGTGGTACGAATACATCTTTATGTAAACCTTGAAGAGTCTCAATGTAGTTTACTAAATCAGATTCACCAGTAGCATTCATTCCATCAGGCGAAGCTGATAAGAATCTAGTAGCTGGTATAGATACAGATGCAGCAACCATCTTTAAGTATTCCCAAATCAAATCCTTAACTCCTGAGAGTTGAATCTTCTTTTGGTCAAATTCTTCTTCTGCATCTAAGATAGATACTCCGAAGACAGACTTAATACTTTTCCAATCAGTAAAGCGTTGTAGCATTGCTGCTGTGCCTTCATCCGACTGTAAGATATTTGCTAAGCCAGGAATCTTGACAACATCAGTGTTAGCTTCCTGTACCATCTGTGCCGCAGCAAAGGAGGTAGTATGGAAATTATCAATCTGTTTAGTCAGAGGAATCAAGACACTGTCGCTGTACCACAAGTTACGTTGACGTTCGTAGATAGGTAACTCAGTACCTTCAAAACGAATCAGTCTATCTTTGTGGATAGGGGTTGTGGTATTTACAAACTGGTAGTGGTCAGGCATACCAAACGTAACACTCATTGGCTTCTGGTCTATCTCACCCAGAGTTACAATACGTGTACGGTCAACTACGTGCATAGAGCGCAAGCAGCCAGCCTTTAAATTTTTCCAGTTCACAGGTTTGTCAGTTGTACGACCATCATCAATGTCTAAGACAACGAAGCTAGTTCCATACAGTCGTGCCCACTTATATGCTTCACGGAATATTTTAGCAACTTCAAATGCTTCATCAGCTTCTTTAGCTGAATCACTCTCAAAGCTACGCCATTCACGAGTCATATCTTGTGGTACTATTTGACATACCTTTTGACTTAGCCAGTCTTCTCGATAGCGTACACTCAGTTCTACATGGTCAAAGTTTCGACCTGAGTGATTCCATACGTTGTGACTTGCTTTGTCTTTTGCACCACCTAACCCTGTTGCCAGATTAGACAGACCATCATATAGTGATTTAGTTATAGGGTTTTTATTAAACATAACTACATCTGCCCTTTGAGCATCAGTGATTACGCTTACCCTTTTTTCTTCAATCATATGTAGTCCTATTAGTTAAGTTGTTAAATTAGTGGTGTAAAGTTCATCTTCTTACCCTTATATTAGTTAATCTATTCTACACTTATTAAGTAGTTATTCATATTGTAGCTTCTTCCACTTTAAACGCTGAATGATTAGCATGTAACCACTTCCCTTGCGCTCTACTTACTACAACTAGTTTACCTGTCCATAGAGCTTCTAGGTTAGCATCAACCAAAGCTGTTAGCTCATCAGTTGTTAACCCTTCTTGCTCAGGGTCATTAGTAGGGTTAAAACCTGCTAAGTACATATCAAGAGTTTCAGCATCTTCAAAGCCTATTGGCATAGCACCTGTTAACGATAACTTCTTATCGTAGTACAAAGCACCTTGGGTATCTTCTGTTACTGCTACTATGTAATAGTATTTGTTCATGGTGCAATCTCCAAGATTCTCTTAACACTTACGTTATCAATCGAACCGTCAAAGCCATTAGTAAAATCACCTCTTAGTATTGTGAATTGATTCCCTCCGCTATCAGTCAAGTTCTCTGTAAAAATACCGTTAGATGCTCGGACAGTACCTAACCCGCTACCGCTTTCAATCCTAACAGACCCGCTGACATAGTTTAGTAACTCAAAAGTATTCCTGTACGCTGACCCTTCAGTAAGTGTATTACTGTTATCTGCTCTAGTATTAGTTGTTGCCACTGAATTCAATAACCCACCGCCTATACTCCAGCCAGTACCCTTAGTCCAATCGCTATCAGTATCAAACCCACCATTAACAACCAACTCCTGACCTACCCAACCATCATCACTTATATTTTACCTTCTTGTTTACTACTTGTTTGGTTTAGACCTTTCATCTAGTCTTGCAACTATCTTCCCTAGCTCTATTGTCGTCCTTGAGAGTTGCTTGTTTGTTTGACTCAAGCTTGAAAGCATCGTCACTACGGTAGCAGACTCTACTCTCAAAGTGCTTACCTCCGATGCTAAGGACTTTACCTCGACGCCAGATTGGCTAACATCTTTTTCAAGGTGTGTAATCCGCACTTCATGCCTATCAAGCATACCACTTTTATTATAACCCGCAGTACCAAGACTGGTAACAAAAGCTATTACTAATCCAGATATAATAGTACTTTTATTTATATTAAACATAGGCTTCCACCTTGTTCGTTTCTACTAACGTCCTTGTGCTTACTCGTCCCTATTAATTATTTCAAGCTTTGAGCAATAGACATTTCAAGACCTATGTTCATATCATAGATAGTTAAAGTAGTTGTTTTATCCGCAGCTACCCACATACTAAGTGTGTCACCCTCTTCAAGTCCATCAACAAAGCCACCACCACTTGTATTGGTTCTATCATCTTGAGCAGCCATTCTTGAGCCTGTTACTCTTTGACTAAAGTGTGTCAGTCCATCTGATGCCTTTACAATACCAAATATATAACCTACTGTGGTGGCTGTTGTGTCGCAAGACATATCAACCCAAGCATGTGGAGTTCTGTAACTTCCTTCACCATCAGCACCTATAACAAGTGAGCCATTTACTACTGATAATTTACCACTAGAAGCTATTTCTGTTAATCCAATTACTTTCGTATAACCATTATAGTTACCTCCTGATACTGGTTGTGGTGTGGTTGGTGGAGGTAGTAGTACATCTCCCACTCCCGTCAGTCCAATCTGAATAATGCCAGAATTAACTACTGTATTACCTATTGCTGCACGAGTTTGCATAGTAGTGATTATTGAGGCAATAGAAGTTCCATCACCAACATCACCTTTTGGTCCTTGAAGACCTCTTTCAATTACTTGAATTATATCGGTCATTCTACCTTCTCCTTAGTTAAATTTATTGAACCACAAAATCTAGTTTGCTTAGGTGAAGGTAGACCTGCTG